AATTAGACTAAATCAACCATCTTTTGTTCTTAGCAATTCAGTACCAAATTTAATTAATTCAGCAGCAGTATTCTACACCCTTGCATCAAGTACTACAGTAGATGATTCTAAGTTAGTCTATAAAACTGGTGGAAATCTTGTAGACAGTGCAATGCGTTGGTCTGATGGACGAACACTTGGTAATTGGATTCAGACTCAAGTACATGGCGGTAGTCCAACTGCTGGTACAGTAACACTAATGGGAAAAATGCTTAAGGTTGCATCTGGCCCACAAACAACAGGTTTAACTAGAAGTTTAATACACGATACTACATTTACTAGAAATGGTAGTACTACTGGAATATCTTCAGTGGTTGGTTGGTTATGTCCTTGGGATAAAGTTAACACAACATTTTATTATAAAGGTTTTGTTGATTTTAATACTTTATGTGTAACTCCTAATACACTTGATTCAGAACGAATGACAACATTTACTACATTTGTTGGATGGAGATATGCGCATAGTCAAGGTACTTTAGCAAGTAATACAACGCTTCCAATAATTGTTGGAGCTACTCATGGTATTGGTTTTATGCCTATATTTAATACTGGTACAGGTAGATATACTTGGCATGCTGTATATATAGATTCAAATGAGATAGATAGTCCAGATATAATCTTTAGTTTTAATACTGATGTTTCACCTTTTAGTTCTCATAGACTAAAAATAAACTATAATAATTCTGTTGTTACTTGGTTTATAGATGATATGAATACTCCTGTTGCTACTAAAGATTTACTTTCTATTCCAACAAACAGTAATCCTGGTTCTGTTCATATGAATTTTAATACTTTGAATGGTATGTATGCTTGTGTTATGGCAATCAAAGGAAGCGTTTCAGGAACTTTTCAAGAAGGTTCAGCTATAATTTATGTAGAAGAATTGGCAACATGGAGAGAATTTTGGGGTGGTAAGACTGGTTTAACCGCAACCCTAACTGCTGGTCAAAATACTGTTACTTTAACTGGTGGTGGAAATACTACTGGATTATCTCCTGGTATGAGAATAACTAAAACAAGTGGTACTGGAGCCTTTGCTAGTTCTATAACACAACCAGTGGGTGTATTTATTCAAACAATTTCTAGTTCTACTCAGTTTACAGTAGTTGGACATAGAGGTGCAACTGACAGTGCTTTTCATGCAACAACTGGAAGTGTTGTATTCTCAGCTGGTAATGAATTTGCATATAATAATTTTGAAGATACCAATACAGAAATTACTACTACTGAAACTCAGTATCATAATACTGGTGTTCAACTTCTTAAAAAATTAAAATAAAGGAATAATACATGGCTAATATAACAATTCAACAAGCCTATGCATTAGCTTTAGGAGCATTTGTAGATTTTACATCACTAGGAACTAGAGGTTCTTTATCTAGTGTTGGTCTAAATGCTAGAGCAACTTCACAAAAAAATAATAAACTATCGGCTTTAGTTGCTACTCCATCAAATGCTGGTGCACTGAATCTTGGTGATATTACTTTAGTACAAAATGGAACTTCAACTACTTTATTAACTGATGCTAATAATCTAGATAATAATTCATATAATCTAGTAACTACTTCAAGTAATGAAGATGGTGGAACTTTAGACTATCTTGTAGGTAGTCCTTCAATTGATTCTACAACTGGAACTCTTTCTGCTTTTGAATCAAATCTACATAAATCTGGTAGAGTTATTTTTAACAAACTTAAGAAATGAGGCTATAATGAGTAGAATGCCACAAATGGGTATGGGTATGCCAACTGGCTATGGTCCTGGTATGATGGAATCACAGATGGGTATGGGTGCTCAAATGCCAATGCCACCAGAAGAACCAATGCCAAAGAAGAAGAAACCAGCTAAGAAAAAGACTGGTAAGAAAGTTAAGAAGAAATGAAAATTCGTACTACAACTAAAGAAGAATTAGATTATGTTAAAAATCGGACTGGTCCTAGACCAGATACTAAGAAACCAAATCAAATAAAGAAACCTAAGACTCGTTCCAAGTAACGAATAATCTTAAAGGAGAGATATTTAAATGCCAGAAATTAATAATGCTGAACAATCTCAGCCTGTCGAGACTCAGCCACAATTAGCCACACCAGTTCAGACTGAAAATCCACAAATTGTCCATGAACGTGCAATGTTCATGAAGTACGTTCAGGATCAAGGACAAAAGATTCCTAGTAACTTCAGGTCAGCTGATGATTGGTTCAATAGCCTAGTAGAAGCCCGTAAAGGATTCACTCAGGCAAGACAGGAAATCGCTTCGTTAAAGAAGCAATACAATCAAAATGGGGTGACTAATCCTGGATATCAGGACTCACCTCCAGTTGCTCAGGCTCGTCCTGAACCAGTCGAGGATCTATCAGGTATTCCTGAAGACCTCAAGATTACACCACCACCTATTCCTCAATCTGGATCTACAACTAAGGTTAGCTCAGAAGATTGGCTTCGTTGGGGCAAAGAAATGGACTCAACGGGTGCCGTAAGTGCTGCTACTCGTAAGGAAATCCAGGATAAGATGGGTGCTGATGAAGTAATTATTGAGCAAATGATTAAAGGCCGCAAGGCTTTAGCTAAGCAATCTTGGGACGATGCCGCTGCAGTTGTCGGAGGTAATGACAATCTTAAGCGTATGTTTTAATGGGCCCAGGATAATTTGACTGCTGAAGAAGTTGCAGCTACTAATCGTGCTCTACAAACCAATGCCTATAAGAATGTCCTCCTGGGACTTAAGGCTAGATTTGAGCAACAAAACCCACCAAAGGCTACCACAAAGGAACCTAAGCCAATGGATAATCGGGTCAATCCTTCACAGGTTCCACAATCCGTACAGGTATTTAAAAACTTTGCCGAACAACAAGCTGCTTTAAGAGATCCAAGGTATCGCGTTGATACTAACTACAGAAAAGCAGTAGAAGCAATGGTTATTAATTCATCTCGTTACGGTTATAGAAATCGTTAACTCCGTACAATCCTGTAAGAAATATTAATATAATTTTCTTACTAGGACACGGAATAATTAAGGGTTTCTCCTTCGTTTTAAAATTTTAATATAATAGAGAGTTTCTATATAAGGAGAAACAAATATGGCTTTAGGTCCAAGTGAAACAGGTCACAATGTTGACCCAATCTTTCCAGTAGGTACAAGTGTCGGTTCATGGCCAGATGGTGGTTCAGCGGCTTCAACAAGTTCTATTCCATCTGTATCTGGTGCTTCTGATCCAAATTACTGGCTTCCTATTTGGTCAGGCGAAGTAATCAATGCTTATGATTCATATAATATTTTTGAACCACTTGTAACCACTGAAACTATTACTTCAGGAACAACTAAGCGTTTCCCAGTAACTGGTACTGTAGGTCACATTGGTAAGTGGAATGCTGGTATTGAGCTTCTTGGTGATTCTACCATCTCAACTCCAGGTTGGTTCGACATCTCACTAGATGAAAGACCAATGGCTGCATTCTTTGAACTTGACGATATTCACCTCATGCTTACTCAGTGGGATTATCGCGCTGAGTTAGCTCGTCAAGCTGGTCTACAACTTAGCTATATTCGTGATAAGCAAATTGCTTGCATGATTGCTAAGGCTGCATTTACTGCTGCTAGACATCCACTCAATAACATCAGAGGTAATAACCTTGCTGGTATGAATCATGCTGATGCTGGTGGTATTCTTCCAGCTGATGCTAAGTTTAATCTATTAGGTCTTCGTGGTGCTACCACAACCGAAAGAACAGACGCTGCTTTACTTCTTCTAGATTATCTAGAGCGTTACATGGTTCGTCTATCAGAAATCGACGCAACTCTTGGTGACGTTTATTGTGCTGTAACTCCACAAGCTTTCCATGACATCCGTGCTCTTGGTATTGCTCGTGATGCTACTGGTCTAGTTGGTGGTGCTGGTCGTCCATTCTTCGGTGGTGTAGCCGAAGCTGGTGGTCTTGGTGCTCCACTTAACCAAAATATGTTCGGTATTACCGAAGCTCTTGAGTACATGGGTGTTAAGATCATTAAGAGCAATCATCTTGAACAACTTGATCATGCTAAGGTTCAGTCTGGTATTATTACTGATGGTGGTACAGGTACTGCCAACGTTGTAAGAACAGGTATTAATACTGCAACTGGTCAATATGCTCAGGCCTCCACTGGAGATAGAGTATCAGTAATTACTGATCTTGGCGATGCTAAGTATAACTTTAACTGGTATAACGGTACTGAAGCAAATGAAACTGCTGTAGTTGCTGCTACTGGTGCTCCAGCTAACACCGCTGCTATGAAACCAGTTAAGGCTCTTATCTGGCAGAAGTCATCTGTATGCTCACTCCGTCTTCAGGGTATGAAGGTTGAGTCAGTTAAGGATGTTCGTCGTGGTACTTACTTCACTGTAAGCTCCATCATGGCTGGTGCTGGTGTACTACGCCCAGAACTCTGCGGCGTAATTCAAGGAACTTATGCTGTTCCAGCAGCCTAATCCTAGCGTTAGCTAATTACATTTTGATATTTGTACCTAGGGGGTCGAAAGGCCCCCTAGGTATTTTTTTCGCAAGGAGAGTTATGAAACCATTTAATCCAATTTCACATTCTAAAGGTCTTGGCGATACGGTAGCTAAGGTGGTAAACAAACTTGGTTTCAAAAAAACAGAAGATTGTGGTTGCCAAAAACGCCAAGAATTTCTCAATAAACTTGTTCCATATGGAAAGAAGGGAGGTAAGTAATGGGGTTATATAGCTATACTGATGCTATTAACCATATGTTATTAGCTTCAGGTGAACATATCATTAGTGATCT